ATACACCTTTGATGGTGTCAGTACCCACGATGGAGAAGGTACGAGCCGTTGATAGCGCAATAGTGCCGTTGTTACCTGATGCAGTTGCGGTACCGAATGACGGCGCTTGACGAGCCGCACAAGTACCGGCTACAGCTTCACACCAACCATTGGTGGCAGTAGAAGTTGAAATACTGGCAGCGGTGTTTGACGCGGCTGGTCCGGTTGAGTAGTTTACGCTCGAAATCAAACCCATATAAAGAGTTTGTGTGAACGCAGACCCATTGATAAAGTTTTGCAGCATGGAGACTTTACCTTCTCCGCAAACTGCATTCTCGATCAGGTCAGACCACTTCAGGTTACCGTCAGCATCGTGACATTCAACAGTATAAAATCCAGTTGCTGCCACGTCTTCGGCCAAACCAACACCCAAGGCCAATCCTGCTCCGGCGACCTCTGAGGCTTTAGAATTCTCAGTAAACATTACACAGCCTCCAGATCGGCTTCTTTAAACCAGCGTTGATAAGTTTCTTCGCCCTGTACCCACTCAACAAGCATTTCCAGTGAGCGAGAAGCATTGTTGTATTGGATTTCTTTGACAACGCCTTCAATGACTGGTACGACCTGCCGTACTCTTTGATCTATATCTAACATTTTGACGACCCTCACAGGTTGGTAATTCATTACTGCCGCATTGTAACACTCTAAATTGTTGAAACAATAGGGACTTTAGTCTAGTGCATCCGGTGGAGGAAGTTCTGAAGGCCCACATCTGCAGCGCATGCTTTTGTGCTGATAATGCAGGTTTGTTAGGAAAGTTAGGATGCCTAGGATGACACCGCAGGCCGCTGCATTATTGTTCATGAAGGCCAGTGCTTGGTTACCGACGACCAAGCCACCACTAATAATGTAGGAGATAGCAGAAGATATTCTCCCGCAGAGCTCTGCTTTACATGCTGTATCAGGCATATCAGCGTCCGTTTTGGGTTAGAAAAAGTTCACGTTCGGCTTCTCTTCTTCTGACTAAGCCTGCTAGTATTTTACCACCAGCCTTTTTCCATAAAAGGAAAGAATCCGCCGCTCTCGCTAAATCGGCCTCATTAAAATAACGTAACACTGAGGACTTACTGAAATTCATTATACCAATGTTGTAGGCCAGGGATACCATGGCACCGAACTGAAATTCATTGGGTTCTTTCATTAATACCTTATCGACTGAAAGCGAAAATTTAGCCACGTCCTCAAGCAAAAACTGCTCGGCTAATTCCACTGTCATCGATGGGTACATTGCATAGGCGATTGCTTTTTTAGACTCACCTTTTAGGAATTCACCTTTGTGGTTAGTCAAAGCCCTACCGTAACCAACCGTCCAGATACCCGCTGGGCACATCTTGGGTTGCAAACCGATAGCGGTCAGGTCACCGTCATGTAAGCTTTCAAAGTGCTTTATTAGGTCAAGGGCTTCTTTACAAATCATCTTGCATGTCCCTACAGTCGGCATCACACCAACGACGTTCATCAGGAACGTCTTCACCGCACACAAGGCATTTACCTGTGGTATTGGTAGGTATGGTGAGATTGGATCTGATTCTGTTGATGGTGGCATCCAACAGGACTTGCTGTTGGATGTCTGATTTATCTATATCGTCCATGGGCCTTGTTTGGCTTTAAACGATCTTGAAGACACCCGCTTCAATCTGGTGTCGCACAAAAGCATTTTGTGCATCGTCCAAATCGATGATGTCGACGGGTACGCCTGGGTTGAAGAGTACGCCTGTCACAGGATGGCGCTGTTTGTATTGCACAGCCATTACCTTGACGCTTTTGGGAGACTCAACAGTAGGTTCTACAGTTGCTTCAACAATGGGTTCAACAACGGGTTCCACAACTGTATCCTCCGTAGTGATTTTTGGTTTAAGTGCCATAACACACCTCAAGAATGGTTAATAAAAAAGGCCGGTTTCCCGGCCTTTCTTACAGGTTAATATTAAGCAGCCAATGTCAAGCCGGTGAAGGCTTCATCATAGAGCTTGACTAACATTACGCCATAGTCGAAACGCATTGCAGTTGATCTACGCAGTACGAAGTTCTCGATAGCTGAGTAGCTTGCAGAGACGTTGGTGATCTCATGCAGACCGAATCTGCTGTCGAAACCAACGATGCGGTTCGCGCCGATGATGCTGGTAGGCAACAACAGCAAGCGAGGTGAAGGCAGACCCAAGTTTTCAATCGTGTAATCCACTGGGAAACGATTAGCAACTTGTGATTGGTCACCAGTGTAAGCCACTGGTTTGCCTGTACGAGCGTCGATAGCCAAAGCAGTGTCGATGTCAGCCAACAAGTGGGTGATCGTTGTCTTTTGGTAGTTCGCTCTCAACCATTTCACATAAGCTTTGTGAGTGATGGTTGCGTTCGGGCTTGGGATGGTGCTGTCGAATGAAGAAGCGTTAACGAATGTAACAGCATTGATACCGAAATCGGTGTCACCGCTGATGATGTTTGCCATGTCTTCTTCGATACGACGGATACGCTCACCACGAGCTTGAGAGGCCAGAGCAATACCGACCAAGTCAATAGTGGCTGCTTGCATTGCTTGATCAGCAACTTGCAAACCAATTGATTTGGTTGGGATCGCATAACTTCTTTCGTTCAGAGTGATGCTAACCATCGTTGCTGGTTCAGCCAATTGTGAGATTGGTTGAGCAGCACTTGATTCAGGAGCGATGACATTGATCAAAGGTTGATCAGCTCTTGGACCAGTCACAGAAGAACGCATTGCGATCGCACTTTCCCAAGGAGTTAAATAGTCCTCTTTGTTTGCGATCAACGCTTCGTTAACCATTTGCATCATTACTTCAGGGAACAGGATACGACCTGTTACTGAGTGACGGTTTGCACCTGAGTCACGAACGATGGTACCGGCTTGCATATCAACGCCACCATGCATCAACTCTTTCACAGAAGAAGCAGGGATACCACGAGCAACGTCAGCTCTCAAACGGATGCCAGAAGAAGCACAGAATTGCTCGAAAGCAGTGGCTTCATTAGCAGCGGTTGGGTACTTTTGTGCGTAGTATTGACTCAGTGACAGCTTGGCATCAGCCGCTGCACGGTAGTCCAATACGTCCAATTGAACCTCTGTGCGTTTGCCAGAGATATCACTAAAAGATGCAGCATTTTCAATCATTAGATTTTCTCCAAAAGAACCAAATCGCCAGCAACACCAGTACCAGAAATGATACGAATGCAACGCCATTTGAAATTAGTCGGTGTGCCTTCTTTTACTTTTGGATAAGCATCAGCAGTACCCAAAGCAGCTGAAGCGCCAGCTATAGCGTACTCACCAACGGCTAAAGTACCGACTTGAGCGGCGTCAACTTTAGCGATAACACGTTTGTTGCGGATAACGCTTCCGAATGAAAAGCCGTCGTTGACGGTATTTGCTTCGACGTTAACAACAAAACCTTCGATCTCGTCGCCTGCAGAGCACACAACGTAGTTTTGGGCAGAGCCCATCTTGACGGGTTTACCCACGTCATTGTCATTCAATTTCGCGCTGGATGAAGCACCCAAGGCAGCAGACACAACGTCTGCCATAGGGCTATTGACCAACTCGGTAAATGCAAATGTAGTCATTTCTGTACCTCGTTAAGTGAAAAGATTTATTACTTTTTGAACCGAGCAAGGTTCAACAAAACGCTTTCGTTATACGCAGCGATCTTTGAAGTTGCCACATCTTCCTCGGAAGACTCATCAACATCCACTGACATGCGACTACCAATACCGAATCGTTTATCCAGCTGCGCTTGGGCTTCTGCATGTTGTTGAACCAACACGCTTGCGTCCATTGACATCAAGGATTCTGTGCTAGGGGCGGTACCACCCATGCCAACGTGCGCTCTTTGGATCGCTGTGACAACAACCGCTTTCATGGCGTTGTGTGAGCCTTCCATATTTGCGACTTTGGCTTCTGCCGTAGCTAATGCGACCTTCGCTGCCACCAATTGATCTACCAATTGGATGTCAACACCGGTTGACGCGGAGGCTTCAGAAGATTCGCCCTCTACATCTGCTTCGGACTCTTCTGGGACGTCAGTCGGAAGAGTTTCCTCTTCTACTTCATCCTCGATTGGCGCATCAGCCATAGCAACGTCGACCGGTACGCCAGAGGCGATAGCGGCCTGCGCCTGCTCAGTAATTTTCTTGCGTTTCATACCCACCTCTGGAGTGTTTGTTACGTAATCGCCTGTATTCTCTAACTTTTTTATTGGGGATGCAACACTATCCTCATTATCGCCGCCATCTTCCATCTCAGACTCCTTCGGATCGGCTGCGACTAGCTCCCCAAATACGTCCCCATAAGGCTTGACTGCATCGATCAGACCCCTGTCTTTCGCGCCCTGACCGTACCAGACCTCACCCGTTGCAATGGTCTCCCCGACATACTCAAGAGACAGGCCGCAGTTTTCGGCTATAGCTTCCACGAAGAAACCATGAGCCGTTTTAATATCCTCTTCAATTTTGGCCTTGGCCTTATCAGAAAGTTTTTCATACGGATTACCCAAAGCTTTATAAGGCGCTGAACGTAAAACGGTTGGGGTGACCCCTTCCATTTTCATCATTTCGGTAAACTCACGATGAACCGCAATGACACCAATCGACCCTACCTGGGCCATCTTCGATGCATAGAACTCATCAGTAGCCGTCGCCAACCAGATACCTGCTGAACAACACGTACCTGAAGTATAGGATACCGTGATGTACTGCTTGGATAGGTCTTTGATAAAGTTAGACATCTCCTCGATACCCGCTACGCTACCGCCAGGGGTGTCCCAATCAAAGATGAATTTGTTCGCGTTGTTTTCGATACCACATAGGATCGCTTCCTTGATATCCTCATAACCGATGACACCCAACCATGGCCCCCACCAACTGGTAGTCCCGCTGACCATCGAACCTGCGACGGTGATGATGGCGACGCCATCTTCCATGGTCAGGGCATAGTGGTCTGACCCTTCTGGATCATACGATTCATTAAAGTCATCCAGACGTTTCTGGACCTCAGACTCTGACAACTGATCGAGCTTACTCAAAGACGTCAAGACGTCTTCATACGATTCTGGGCTACCTGCCCAGAGTTTCATTTCAGATTTAACCATTGGGATTGCCCCCTCCGTTTGCTGGTGGATTACCGTTATTGCCTGATGCCATTGACTTCTGCTGTGCCCCGTCTTGCGCCGTGGTCATGTCCTTAGGCTGTGTTGCACCCGCCGAATCCATGAATAGCGTACCGGACAAATCGGGTGCTCCTGGTGCTCTCGGGAAGGATCCCATCAAGAATGCTGCCTCGTCATCGGTCAGATGCCCCAATGATAACTTACGCAGGATGTTTTGATTCAATACACTCTCATGCGCCGACAGTTCAGACTTCGGTCTCAACTCGATCGGATTGAATGCGAATTTAACATAGCTGTCGGTCCCTACCGCTAACCTGACCGCCAGTGTCAACGCTCTGGACATCACGGTTTCGACCGGTCTGCGGATACCCTCAACCATTTTCAAGAAGACAAGCGACTCGGTATTCGACAAGGATTGCGATCCACCGATCCGCATCCCCAGGATAGACGGCATGCTCTTCAAGGAAGAGGCCAGCATCCCTGACAAGGTCTCCAAGATATTGGCGTAATCCGCTTTATCTCCAGAAGAAGTGATGGAATCAATTGAGGCACTGTCGTAACTGA